AGATAATCAAAATCTCATCAGAGTTATGAATGTTCAAACACATTCATATGAAACACAGCGAATGCAAAGGTTCATAAAAAAAGAACTTGCAAAACAAAACCTTGGTCATACAACAGACAAATATGGTAATATATATGTGACCAAAGGTGACGCATACTTGTATCCGACAATGGTATGTCATATTGATACAGTACACGCAATAAACAATGATGTACAAGTTGTACAACTTGATGACGTACTACTAGCTATCGACACTAAAACAAAAAAACGTTATGGTATTGGTGGTGACGACAAAGTAGGTGTATACATTACTCTTGAACTACTAAAACAATTTGACAACTTCAAAGCAGTATTCTTTCTTGACGAAGAAGTTGGTTGTGTAGGTTCAAGCAAAGCAGACTTCAATTTCTTCAATGACAGTACTATTGTGTTAGAATGTGACAGACGTGGATACAATGACTTTGTAACAAGTATCAGCGGTACAAAACTATCAGACGATAAACTTCACAATGACATTGATTACATACTTGACAAATACAATCGTAAAAAATGTATTGGTGGTATAACAGATGTTGGAGAAATCGCTGACAACAATACCGTTCAAGTTGCAAACATGTCTTGTGGATACTATGACCCACATTCAGACAACGAGTACATAATCATATCAGAAGTTGAATCAACAAAACAAATGTGTTTTGAAATACTACAAGCAACAGCCAACAAAAGATATGAGATAGACTTAGACAAAAGAACAACATATGGTGTTGGATATGGTGGCTACAACGCATACTCAGCTAGAAGTTGGGGTTATGACTACTATGACGATTGGGACAACGAACCTAAATACAAAACAAAAAACGAAGCATTACACAATACATATGCAGACTCTTTCAAAACAACAGCTAAATGTCCATGTTGTGATGCAAATGAAGTTTGGTATGACGATTACGAAGAAGAATTTTTTTGTCTATCGTGTCATACGTATGTAGATGTAAATGACAATGATATAAATATTGACGCTGAATATATGTCGACAATAACAGATGAAGAATTTATAGAAGCAGATACATTATTGTATGATGCAAGCTTCAATAAAGAAGCATTTAAAAAAGATGTTGAACCTAAATTTTTAAACAATGGTCTTAAGATATAGCATACAAACAGATGACATAATTGCATTTATGCAACAATATAATGGGTCACTTCCAAAATATACATTGCAAGGAACACACGACAGTGGTGATTTAGAACAAGTATTTAGGGATGCTTTCAATATGACAAACTTTAGTTATAAAAGACTAATTGTAAATATGAAAAAAGATGAAATTATTCATATACAAAAATACAAACGAGACGGGTATGGAATGTACACGTATCATTGGTTAGACAACAATAAACTTTTGGAAAAGTTCGGAATAAATGTATCAAGTAGATATGATAATAATATAACAAACAAAATTGTATCAAGCAGTCTTGCAAATAACCTGATGAACTTTGCAGATGATATGCAAAACGAAAAAAAACATTTATGGCAAATTGCTTGTAGGTCTATATACAAAAAAGCTGTCAATGATAAACAAGATAGACATTTCACAATCAACAATAAAGGTGCTATGACTTATACACCTAAAGGTAGAATGACATCAGTTACTGATGACATGGAAAAATGGCAGGCTGATAATAAATATCGAAGTGAAATAAAAATTGGTAAAGGTTTGCGAAAAATATTTCAACATCAAAACATCAAAGTGCCTAACGATGTTATTGAGCATTTTACAAACAAATTAAAAGGAATGTATACATTTACAGGTAAAATTACAGAAGTAAGCGGTAGTTATATACGTGATTGGTATAATGGTAATATTTACGCAAAATACAATACAGAATCACTAGGTAATTCATGTATGCGTCATAGTAGTTGTCAAGATTACTTTGACATATACACAGAAAACGATGACAAAGTAAAAATGATAATAGCACTTGATAATGAAAATATGCTAATTGGAAGAGCTATATTATGGAATACAGACAGTCATGGACTATTTTGTGACAGAATATACGGGACACAAATGACAATAGAAGCTATAAAATCATACGCTAAAAAACTTGGTGCATATACAAAATATAAACAAAGTTATAGTGACACTACAATAATATCAACTACAGGTGAAGCTATCAATGATGAAATAACAATAACACTTAATAAAGGTGGATTTAAAAACTATCCGTACATGGATACATTAAAATTCTCAGATGACATTTCAAACGAAGATGAAATTGTATTAAGCTCAGAAAACGGTGATTATTGTCTTGAATCCACAGACGGTGGACCAAATGACGACTATGTAACGCTGAATAATGGTGATAGAGTTCATGAAGATGAAGCAAATTACGTAGATAGATATGATGAATATTATCATACTGAAGATTGCGTATATAGCGAATATCATGGTGAATATATAGTATATGACAGAGCAATATCTATATACAATAATAACGATTACGCATGGGACGATGCGGATGATTTTATTTACATAGATAGTGCAGGTGAATATTACCACGTAGATGATGTAATATACTCTGATTATGAAAATGAATACATACTCAGTGAAGAAACTGAAAACTGTGTTATACACGGATACATACATCAAGATAATGCAAAAACACTATTAGTTGCTGAAACTGAATACTGTGTGCACGATGATGTAACGATTGAACAATTACTCGAAGCAGGTATTATAACAGAAGAAAATTATGCAGGATATGAAAATTAAAACAAAATATGTGTTAGTGAAAATTAGAGATTTGTTAATATCACTAATGCATTACATCATATGGATACTATTAATGATATTCATATTTCTTTCATGTAGAAATGATTCAGGTCCTTAGGACCTGTTTCATTTATTTATGTTGTTCACAATCACAAAAGATGCGACTGTCACAATCACGGCACGATGCGACTGACAAGATGCGACTCAAAATTGCGAACGACACGATGCGACTCAAAAAAACACTCATATGTGGTGCAGTTTTAAGAAAAAAAGATGTGAAAACACTAGGTTATTAACAATAAAATCACTAATTTAGTTAAAAATTATAAAATATGGCAACAAAAGATTATTTACACTCAGAATTACTGAGCGACAAAAGAAACGACAGAGTTTTTCAAAAAACTTATGAGACCATTGATAAATTTGCTAGGCAAATTACAAAAATGGAACAAGCCGCTTTTGATATTAAAGACAAAGAAACAATATCAAGAATGGAAGAGGTAAACGCAGTTTTATTTTCAGATGAAATAATAGAATTGGTAAACTTTGCAATACACAACTTTAATAAACGTAAAACTATATAAAATTAATAAAATGGGAAGATATTATAATGGCGACATTGATGGTAAATTCATGTTCGCAGTACAGTCAAGTGCCGCAGGAGAAAGATTTGAAGCTTTTGATATAGAGCCACAATACGTAGAATATTGCGTAAAAAGAGAAAGTTACGGACATATTGAAAAAACTCTCAATGAAATTGAAAAAACTGGAGCAGTTAAAAGGGTCAAAAATATGTTTGATAATGTAGATGGGTGGAATGATGAAATACAAAAAAATTACAATGTGTCCGACAAAGATGTGAGTGAATACGCTGATTGGGTTCTAGGTAGCAAAATGAAATCATTCTTCGACGAAAACAAGGAGGAAGACTATCTTTATTATAACGCAGAATTTTAAAATATGAAAAAAACAAAAAACTTAGTAATACTAATCGCAATAATGTTGTGTACATCTTGTGCAACTTTAATAAAAACCCCTACAACGAGATTTTATTATCCAACATACAAGCAATGGAAGTCGCTTAACAAACAAGAGATGAAGATTGTAAACGATTTTACATTTAAAAATAACTATATCGCACCCGAATATAGACACTTGAAAACAATTAAATTTAATAAAAATGGCAGAAACAAACTTAAAAAAATCTACCTTAATAGATAAAGTAGATGACGGATTTAACTACTTCAACGGCTATAGGCTAGAAGAACTGAAGACAGATGATGTATATTACATTGAAGCATTTATGAAGTACATAGAGTTACTTGAAAGTAAGCTAACAAAAGCAGTAAAAAAAACAAATTGGACTGATGTTCCACTAAAATAGAAAACTATGTACGAAACAATGTATAAAGTACACTTGTACTATGGTGGCGAAATGCCAAACAGAACAATTACAACGCTATGCGAAAAGTCAGCACAATATTATGTTCATAGTGCTGAACATGGAGAGATAGAAGAAATAAAACTAAAAAGACATGGAATATCTAAAGCAAGAAAATGAAGCGTTGAGAAGGGAGTTAACAGAACTTCTTGAATTAACTATAGAAACCAATAACTTTTTACGTATGGTTCTTGATGACCTACATAAATGGGGTATGAATGACGATATAGAATACGTTGAACTATTAGTGGAGTCAAGTAATGAAAAAATATTTAAACTAAAATCGCTAATTTAAAATGGAAAAAGAAACATCATTAAAGAAAAAAAACAACACGATTATCATGGCTTGGAGTGATATACTTAAGCTTAATGATAAAAGAACATTGCACGAAGACAAGGGCGTTTATCATAGAAGGCTTTTTATATCAGTAGATGAAGAAAAAAACTATGAAGCATATGACACGTCGACTGACGTTTATAGACCACTGAATGCTAGTGAATTACATAGGTTGAACTTTAGTGATATAAATGATTTTTGCGACTACTTGTTTATTAAAAACTCTTACAAAAGAATAAACAACAACAGAAAAAGTATGCAGATTGCTATTGCTAAAAACAATCAAAAAAATAAAAATTATCACCACAAAATAGCAGTTCAAGAAATAAAAACACTGCGAAATTTCTTGGATACTAACAAAATAAGCAGTACATTTGTTAATAATTAAATATAATATAGTAATATGAAAACAGACAAGCTAAAAGCTATGTACTTGAAGTACGGGCTTTCAAAGGAAGATGTGTTTAAACATCAACACTACATCATTATCACAAGAAGTGGTATTGACCGAATCCAGGCAGTTGAAAAAATCACAATCACTTATGATGTAATCAACTGCGAACCAAACTACTGCGTTGTAAAGGCAAATGCAGATGCAAGTGGTAACACTATTCAAACATTTGGTTCAGCACTAAAAGGAACAAATCATCGAGACGGAAATTGCAATACATGGTACGTCATGGAGATGGCAGAAAAACGTGCAATGTCAAGAGCCGTGCTAAAGTTAACGGGTTTCTACGAACTCGGTGTATTTGGCGAAGATGAAAGCGAAGATTTTAAAAGAAAGGATGCGTCATGGAAGAAGTAAAAAGACAAGAAATACTATCGAAGTTAGCAAGTGACGAACACTACTACGGAGATTTTGGTAGACAATATCTGTCTAACTCAAACATAGGTACGCTTATAAACAACCCTAAGGCTTTTTTAGAGCCATCAGAAGACAATATAAACTTTCTATACGGAAAAGCTTTTCACGAGCTCATTATGTTTGGAGAAACACAACACAATAACTTTGTAGAGGCTTCGACAAGAAACACAAAAATATACAAAGAAGCTGCTTTAGAAGCTGGTGGATTGTTGTTTCTGAAAAAAGAATGGGACGATGTAAACTCATTAGTAGATTCTACACTTAAAAACTCAGAAGTTAAAAAAGTTTTTAGCAAAGACAACCTAAAATTTGAAGTACCAAACATTGGTATATTAAATCCTGGAGACACTGATTTAATGTGGAAATGTAAAGCAGATATTGTGTCAGATGAATTTGTGTATGACATAAAAACATCAAGTTCAATTTCTGGATTCAAATACAGTAGTAAATCATATAATTACGATAGTCAAGCCTATATATACTCAATGATGTTTCAAAAACCAATGAAGTTTATTGTCATAGAGAAGGGAACGGGTAACGTAGCGTTTTATGATGTATCACATGAAGCCTACGATAATGGTAGGGAGAAAATGATTAAAGCCGAAAGGAACTACTTAAAATATTTCGTTAATAAGACTGAAAAACTAGAAAACTTTACTATCTATGGCGAAATATAATACAGAAGAAAAGATAGAGAGACTATCTATAAATATTTTTTTAATAATAATTTTAATTTTAATTTTTAATTCGTAAACACATGTCAACACTTATCAATGCGTCGATAAAAACTTCGGAACTGAAGAAAATCGACAAGAACAAAGTCATTAAAGGAGAAAAGGATAGCTATATTCCTATCACTATTTCCGTAAATGACGAATCAAGATACGGAAAAAACGTATCAATCACTATCGCTCAAGACCAGGACGAACGTGCTAGTAAAGCACCAAAACATTATCTAGGTAATGGCTCTGTAATTTGGACAGATGGTAAAGTAGTAAAAGGTCAGAAAGAAGACCAAAACAATGGAAGTTCTGAGCCCTTTGAAACTGTGCCTAACAACGCAGTGTCAAACAGCGACATGAATGACCTACCATTTTAATTTAATTAAATCCCGTCCTTCGGGGCGGGTTTAAAAAGTAAACAATGACATTAGATGAAAAATACAGTGTATTAGATACAATATCTGATATAATTACAAAAAAACATAAAAAAGAAAAAGATTTTTTATTTTTAGACACAAGAAGAAGAGATGTATGTGACCTAAGGAAGATATTTTTTTACATGGCTACAGAATTTACAAAAATGTCACTTCAAACTATAGGTAACTACTCTCAATATAGGGGTAGAGAAAAACCACATAACCATGCGTCAATATTATATAGTGCAGCTAGGGTAAAAGATTGGATGTCTGTAGATAGGTCGTATAAAGATGAAATAGAAGAATTAAGAAATGAAATAAAATATTATGTTGATTACGACCAATACATTTATGACCAGGCAAATGTTTACAAAAAAAACATTGCTAAAAAAGCATATGAAGAAGACGATATATGGTTCATAGAAAGGGTAAGTAAGATAACAGATAAATTATATGAAAACAAAAACCTAGCTGATATATTGGCAGATAAAATCAACGAGGTTATAACAATACACAAAAGAAATGAAGGGTTACATCAAGCTACACAGGAGGATACTAGACTGGGAGTGGTATAAAGATTCCAATACAAAAAATATTTTCATACACTTATTATTAAACGCATGTTATGATGACTGCAGGTTTATGGGGCAGTCTGTATCTAAAGGCGAATACATAACATCTTTGTCTAGAATATCTCGTGACTTAAATATACCTGTAAGGCAAGTAAGAACGTCTATAAAAAGATTAGTTCAAACAGGTGAAATCGACACGCAGACGACAAACAAATATACAAAGGTAACTATCTGTAACTATGAGAGTTATCAAGTTGAGGAGCGAAAAACAAGAACTAAAAAGACAAGCAAACGACAAGCGGATGACACGCCAAAGACAAACATAAATAAGAATATAATAAAAAAAGAAAATAAAAATAATATATTTTATAAACAATGTCTTTCTGATTTGTCTTGGGCTGAGGTTGTATGTATGCAAAATCAACTTACAAAAAATGCTTTGGATAAGCTACTAAGTGTTTTTCACAATCATCTAATCATGACAGATGAGGTAAAGTCTACAATTAGAGACTTTAAATCTCACTTTGTAAATTGGCTTAAATATAACAAAAATGCAAAAATCAAAGACAGTGGGCCGTACAGATGGAAATGGAAAGGTCAAGTAACAAAAAGTGGTTCTGTAGAAGAACTAGAAAAAGACAAAAGTTTTTTCGATAAGCCTGGGTTTGAATTTCAAATAATAACAGATGCAAGATAACGAATACAAAATAAAAGACTACAACATATACAAGCTAGATACAAGAGCAAAAAAATCAACGTGTCCTGTTTGTTCAGAAGGCAGAAAAAAGAAATCACAAAAATGTCTTATGCTTGATTGGGAGCGTGGATTAGGAACTTGTCAGCATTGTGGAGAGGTTTTACAACTTCATACATATGAAAAGGAAACGCAAACTAATTATACATATACAAAGCCCTATGTAAAGAAAACGCAAAAATCTTTACATATAAAAATCATTGATTGGTTTAAAACAAGGGCTATTTCAGACGACACTTTAAGTAAGATGAATATAACACAGGGTGTTGAGTTTATGCCTCAAGTTGGCAAAGAAGTAAACGTAATAATGTTTAATTATTTCGTTAATGGTGTTCTAACAAATATAAAGTATCGTGATGCTCAAAAGAATTTTAAGCTATACAAAGGCGCTCAAAAAACATTTTACAACATAGACAGTATAAAGGATTCTGAAAAGTGTGTTATAGTAGAAGGGGAAATAGATGCAATGTCATTTGTAGAGGCAGGTATTGACTATGTAGTAAGTGTTCCAAATGGTTTCACAGCAAAGGGACAGATAAATTTAGACTACTTAACAGACTTTTATTCCTACTTTGAGGATAAAACTGAGATATACATTTGTGTCGACAACGATGAGGCGGGGGAAAATGGTAAAAAAGAACTAATAAGAAGATTTGGTTCAGACAAGGTTTTTTTATGCGAACTCAAGGATTGTAAAGATGCAAACGAGTACTTAATTAAGTACGGAAAAGACGCATTAAAAACAGTTGTGCTTGATGCAATACCATGTCCAATAGAAAACGTGCTTAGAGTGTCTGATATGACGTCAGACCTGGATGATTTCTACAAAAACGGAGTTAAAAATGGGTATAAGATAGGTCTAGATGGTTTTGATGGAATATTTTCCACATACACTAAACAGTTTATTGTTGTTACAGGGTTCCCTAGTAGCGGTAAGTCTGACTTCGTTGACCAAATGACAATAGGGTACAATATGATGTATGGTTGGAAAACTGCATATGCATCTACAGAAAACTACCCACAATACCTGCACGTAGATAAACTTATAAGAAAGTTATATGGTAGTACACCTAAATACGAGGAGACAAAAGAAAAGAGTTGGATAAATTGCGTTGAACATATAAACAAAAACTTCTTTTTTATTGACTATGAAGATGGATTTGACCTTGATAAAGTTCTAAGTAAAGGTGAGGAGTTAGTAAAAAGAATGGGTATAAGATGCTTAGTTATTGACCCCTACAATAAGATAAGGGACAAAAACAACTTAAACGCAAGTATAACGGACTATACAAATTCATACCTAAACAAGATAGATAATTTTTGTAAAAAAAACGATGTTGTGTGTATATTAGTTGCACATCCAACTAAACCTCAAAACGATAAGGGAAAGCTTATTGAGCCAACATTTTACGACGTTAAAGGCGGTGGCGAGTTTTATGATATGAGTCCTCATGGAATATTGGTTCATCGTGATTATGAAAATGCGACCGTAAAAATAAAGGTTTTAAAGGTAAAGTTTGCAAACCTAGGAGAAAATCAAGCGCATGTGGATTATTGTTGGAACGTAAACAACGGAAGGTATTCTGAGTTAAAAGATGGTAGCCCAGTTTGGGATAACACAAATTGGATATCTAAAAAAAATAATCCATACGAAATAACTAAAAGTTTAGATTTAGAGTTTGAAAAAATAAATATATAAAAATGAAGACAATTTTATTATCAATTATGGTTACGGCAACAATATATCATGCCGACCCAAAACAATGTAACGCTGATTACTTAACTACAGCATCGCTGAAAAAAATAGATTCACAATCACCAGGCTCGCACAGGTGGATAGCTGTTTCTAGAGATTTAGAGCCTCTTGGCTTTGTTTTCGGAGCAAAAGTTCGTGTAGAGGGTGCTGGAGAAATGAATGGTGTATGGACAGTAGAAGACAGGATGAATAAGCGATGGAAACACCGCATAGACTTCTTGGTAGATTACGATATAAAAGGAGGAAAATGGGAAAACGTAAAAATATCTTTAGTAGATGAGCTTGATTAGAAATAGTAAGGAAGTTGTAAGAGCAATAGATTTTACGGGAGTACAAAACGGAGTAATTCATCCATCTGATATTGACGCTGTTTTAGAGTTTGACAATGATATATTAATACTTATAGAGGTTAAAAAAATAGGTAATGAAATACCAATAGGTCAAAAACTACTCTTAGAAAGAATATGTTCATCGTGGAATACAAGCCGAAGTGTAGTTCTTAAGGTGGAATATAAAGATATATACGACTCAAGTGAAAATATACCATTAGAAGCTTGTTATGTGACCGAATACTACAATAAATTTAAGTGGACTATTACAAAAAAACCATATCAATTAAGGTTATTTTTAAATTATTTAGGAAAAAGATGGGGAAACAAAAAGTGTCATTTTTAGAAAACATAAATGAAATACTAAGCATATGCTTCAAGAACGGAATTAAAGTATATCCAGTGGTCTGTGATAAAAACAGCTTTTTTATTGAGGTGGATTATAGCGGAAGAAAAAAAAGGGGTTCAACAACATACAATTGGAAGACACAGCAAAAAGAAATGCAAAACAAAATAATAGAATTATATGAAGAACTTGCAAAAAAAATACAAAGTAGGGAATAAGACATTTGTTTATGATAAAAAATCATTATCAGAATCATTCAAGCTATATAACTCTTACACAGACGTAGAGTTTTTAGAAAACATAGTGGATATACTGCACTACGCAGTATATGTGTGTTGGATTAAAGAAATTTCTAGTGATGAATGCTTGGGTGATGATGGAATTGTACATGAACTTGTACATCTTCTTCAAAAAAACACAATAGGTCATAGTAATTTACAACAAATTAGGAAAAAATTTAACGAAACTTTGACATTTTAAATTTTTTTCATTACATTTACTAAAAATAATGTTTAGGAAATGTTTGACTCCATAGTAGAATCGGTAAAAAATAAGTACACAGACAGAAGTATTAAGGGTATTGAAAAGTACAACACTACTCTTGCTGACAACATGAAGGACCACTTCTTGAAACATCTTCAAGAAGAACTCATGGATGCTACTTTGTATATTGAGAAAGAGCTTACTATACAGGACAGAAAGCTAAACATGGTTTTTGAGTTTAATAAAACTTATGAAATCCCAACAAGGAAAACACCTTCTGAAATTGATGAAGACGAGTATATATTAAACTACAAGTTAATGCTTGAGGAGCTTAACGAATACTTGGTTGCGTGTCAAGACGGAGATATGGTAGAGATAGCTGATGCTGCTGTAGATATGATGTATATATTATACGGAATCATATTAAGACACGGTCTA